TCGCACAGAATGACGTACAGATAGTCGAAGAGGAACTGGTTCGCGCACACCCTTGTGTCGAAGAGTTAGACGCTGTACGTCAACTTGTACTTGTAGATATGGCATTTAATCTTGGAGTGCCACGTCTTAACAAGTTTAAAAAAATGTGGGCCGCTATACACGAAAATAAATTTGACGTAGCGGCAAAAGAAATGCTTGACAGCAGGTGGGCAAATCAGGTAAAATCACGTAGTACAAAACTCGCTCATGCCATGCATCACGGAGAGTTTAATGGCTAGAGAGTTGACAGGCAAACAAAAAGTGTTCCTGCAAGTTCTTTTTGATGAGGCTGGTGGTAATATGGTTGCAGCCAAAAAACTGGCTGGGTATTCAGACACCACCTCTACATCAGAGATTGTCAAAGGTCTGAAGGAAGAAATCCTTGAGGCCACACAAATGTACATGGCACAGAACGCACCAAAAGCTGCTATTGCAATGACAGGCGCATTATATGATCCGACTGAACTTGGCATCCGTGATAAGATGTCTGCCGCCAAAGAACTGCTTGACCGTGTAGGTTTGGTGAAGACAGAGAAGATGCAGGTAGAGGCAAGCGGCGGTGTTATGCTTATGCCACCTAAAGCCCCCGTAGAGGACGATGAGTAGAAGTATAGGCAAGTGGAAACTGCCACAGCCAACAGACATTAAAGAAGAAAACGAGTGGGTGCCTATTCCACGCATTGCACGTACCGTGCCATTTGGATATGAACAGAGTGAAGAAGACCCCGACATTCTTGACCCTATACCCTTAGAACTTGACTTGTTAGAAAAAGCGCGTAAACACGTAAATCAATATTCATACCGTCAGGTGGCTAACTGGTTAAGCACTAACAGTGGAAGATATATTTCACATGTAGGATTAAGGAAAAGATTAGCTAATGAGCGACAGCGTAAGAACAAAGCTGCAAGCATCCGCAAGTGGGCAGAATATGCGGAAACGGCAATCGCCAAAGCGAAAAAAATCGAAGAAGCCAGAACAGGCGCAAGAGCAACCGCAGCAGATTGAGGAAGTTTCATATGAAACATCTAGCATTGAAGAACACGCTAATGTTTTGTTTAAGCCTAATCCCGGCCCACAAACAGAGTTTCTAGCTGCTAGTGAGCGTGAAGTATTATATGGCGGTAGTGCGGGTGGCGGTAAAAGTTACGCCATGCTGGCAGACCCGCTCCGCTACATGGGGCATCCACAATTTAGTGGATTGTTATTAAGACATACAACCGAAGAACTGCGAGAACTTATTTTTAAATCGCAGGAGTTGTACCCCAAAATCTGGCCCGGTATTAAGTGGTCAGAAAGAAAGATGCAGTGGACCGCGCCATCTGGCGCAAGGTTGTGGATGTCCTACCTAGATAGAGATGAGGATGTCTTGCGGTATCAGGGTCTAGCATTTAGCTGGATAGGCTTTGACGAACTAACACAATGGGCCACACCATATGCATGGGATTACATGCGAAGTCGTCTACGGTCCACTGCACCTGACTTGCCCATCTTTATGAGGGCTACAACTAACCCCGGTGGAAGGGGTCATCACTGGGTCAAAAAGATGTTCATCGACCCTGCACCATATAATAGGCAATTCGATGCAACAGACCTTGAAACTAACGAAGTGCTGCGATATCCTGCCGGACACGCAAAGGCAGGAAAGCCTCTGTTCAAACGGAGATTTATCCCAGCGAGACTTACTGACAATCCTTACCTATCCGAATCAGGTGACTACGAAGCAATGCTTCTGTCACTACCAGAGCAGCAAAGACGACAACTCTTGGAGGGTGATTGGGATATTAAAGAAGGGGCTGCGTTTACCGAATTTAATCGTGATCTCCATGTTATTGAGCCTTTCAATATTCCTAATAACTGGGTCAAGTTCCGCGCTTGCGATTATGGTTATGGCTCTTTTAGTGGCGTACTTTGGTTTGCCGTGGCTCCCGACGAACAACTCGTGGTATATAGAGAACTATATGTATCAAAGGTACTTGCGACAGATTTGGCGGACATGATACTGGAACTAGAGGCAGAGGACGGCAATCTAAAGTATGGAGTATTGGATAGCAGTCTTTGGCATAAACGTGGTGATACTGGCCCTAGTCTCGCGGAGCAAATGATTAGCAAAGGATGCCGATGGCGTCCATCTGATCGCAGCAGAGGCAGTCGTGTGGCTGGCAAAAATGAAATACATAGGCGTCTGCAGGTAGACGAGTTTACAGAGGAACCAAGACTTGTATTCTTTAATAGCTGTACAAATGTCGTCAGTCAGTTACCGTCCATCCCTCTGGACAAGAAAAATCCAGAAGACGTTGACACAAAATCTGAAGACCACCTTTACGACGCGCTACGGTATGGGATTATGTCCAGACCCCGGTTCTCTATTTTCGACTATGATCCCACGGGCAGACCATCAACAGGTATGCAAGTAGCTGACTCTACATTTGGATACTAAAGGAAAAACACATGGCAGAAGATGAAATTATGATGGAAGACGACGCTATTGCGTTGGAAGATACAGATGATGTCGTGTCTGCTGACATAGATGTAGCAGGTATCATACCATTCATCATGGAAAGATATCACCGCGCTGAAGATTATAGGTATCAAGATGAAGAGCGGTGGCTTAGAGCCTATCGTAATTATCGAGGCTTGTATGGCCCTGATGTGCAGTTTACTGAAGCAGAAAAATCTCGCGTATTTATCAAGGTAACAAAAACAAAAACACTCGCTGCTTACGGTCAAATTGTAGATGTTTTATTTGCTAATAATAAATTTCCTCTATCTATAGAACCCACCGAACTTCCAGAGGGTGTGGTTGCTGATGTTCACTTTGACCCCCAAGAACCAGAACAAATTCGTAATATTTACGGTTATGAGGGAGATGGCACAGATTTTCCAGCGGGTGCTACCTCGCAATCTCTACGTGAACAACTTGGACCGTTACAAGAAAAACTAGAACCTGTAGAGGATAAACTTAAAGAGGGGCCATCAAAAACTCCAACAGCCATAGAATTTAGTCCTGCCATGGTAGCGGCTAAAAAAATGCAGAAAAAAATTCACGATCAATTAGAAGAATCGGGTGCCAATAAAAATTTACGTAGCAGCGCATTTGAGATGGCATTATTTGGAACAGGCATTATGAAAGGCCCGTTTGCTATTGATAAAGAGTACGCTAACTGGAATGATGGCGGCGAGTACGATCCTCGTTTTAAAACTGTCCCACAGGTAGAACATGTTTCTGTTTGGAATTTTTATCCTGATCCTGATTCAAATAATATAGACGAGGCACAGTACGTTATTGAGAGGCACAAGTTATCTCGCTCTCAATTACGTAATTTGAAAAAACGCCCATACTTCCGTGGTCAAGTTATTGACAATTGCATATCAATGGGTGAAAACTATGATAAGAAATATTGGGAAGATGATCTTTCTGATTATGCCCCAGAGCATGGCATAGACCGGTTTGAAGTTCTTGAGTATTGGGGTATGGTTGATACAACTATGCTGGAAGAAAACGGTGTAGATATTCCCGATGAATTAAAAGACTTCGATGAACTACAAGCAAATGTATGGGTGCTAAATAACAAACTTATCCGTATGGTTCTTAACCCATTTAAGCCTGCCAAAATTCCGTATGTAGCTGCGCCGTATGAACTTAACCCATACAGCTTCTTTGGTGTAGGTATTGCAGAAAACATGGATGATACGCAAACGCTAATGAACGGCTTTATGCGTATGGCTGTGGACAATGCCGTACTGTCAGGCAATCTTATTGTAGAGGTAGACGAAACTAATCTAGTGCCGGGACAGGACTTATCTTTGTATCCGGGCAAGGTATTCCGTCGTCAGGGTGGCGCACCGGGCCAAGCTATTTTTGGCACAAAGTTCCCGAATGTGTCATCAGAAAACATGATGCTGTTTGACAAAGCGCGACAGCTTGCGGATGAAAGCACCGGTTTTCCTTCGTTTGCTCACGGGCAGACAGGTGTTACCGGTGTAGGCCGAACTGCCAGCGGTATTTCTATGTTGATGGGGGCTGCTGCTGGAAGTATTAAAACTGTTATTAAAAACGTAGACGATTATTTGCTACGTCCTCTTGGTGAAGGTTTCTTTCGGTTTAACATGCAATTTGACTTTGATCCTGAAATTAAGGGTGATCTTGAAGTCAAGGCTCGTGGCACTGAAAGTCTAATGAAGAACGAGGTTCGTAGCCAACGTCTTATGCAGTTCTTGACTATTGCTAGTAGTCCTGCTCTTATGCCGTTTGCTAAGTTTCAGTACGTTATCCGCGAGATTGCGAAATCTCTTGATCTTGATCCCGACAAAGTTACCAACAACATGAGCGAAGCTGCCCTTCAAGCAGAGATGATGAAGCAGTTCCAAGCACCGCTACCGGATCAACCGGGCGCACCTGCGGGGGCAGACGCTATGGACATGACAGGAGCGGGTGGCGGCACCATAGGTGTAGGACAAGCACCTGTTCCGGGTGAACAAGGATTTAGTGGTAATGCACAACAACAAGGACCAAATACTCAGCAAACTGAAGCCGTGGGTCAACAACAACCGCCAGTGGCAAGCATTCAATGATTATGTTGATCACGCTATAGAGCAACAACAAAAAGCACTGGAACAAGCAGATCACGCTGTAGTTATACACAGATCACAAGGCACTATTGCTGCTTTGCGCAAACTTAAATTTCTTAGAGAAGAAGTAAATAATGTCTGAAACATTGTATGGAATAGAGTTAGGAACTCTTAGACAAGCTATTTCAGCCCATGAATTGCAGGGATATGAAAACTTAGGTCCGTACATATTTACCAAAGTTAGTAACAAAAAGGTAGGCGAATCTTCTTCTGGTTTTGGTCCGGGGCAAATTACGGCTACCACGGCAGAAGACATGTTACGTCGTTATCCTAGTCTTTTTGCAGACGAAGGGTTCAAAACTTATGTTAATAAATTTATTGTTCAAGGTACTAATAAATTAAACATAGATTATTATAATAGTTTATACAAAGATCGTCGCCGTCAAAGAACAACTAAAAATGACAGACAAATTTTCGGTCCTTTGGGTAAAGGCAATATATCTGAAGAAGACCATAACAAATATTATACTAAACTTTTTAACATAGTAATTCGTGATAAAGCAAAAAATGCAGATAACCTAGATTCATTTTTAAAAAATTATCATGGTGCTGGAGAAGGCAAAGAACAACAGAATATTGATTATTCAAAAAGTGTTCGACAAAAACTTAAAGATTTAGGCATATCTATATCTGGTGCTTCTGATCCAAAACAGTTTCAAGGAGAGCGGGTTACTCCTCTGCCTGAACCTAAGCCTGAAAAACCTAAAATGGCTATGCCAGTTCCAAAACCCGAAAGGGACAGCGATCAGTTTATTGATCAGCCGGGAGAGATAGCAGACACAGGCGAAGGTCCAGATATGGACGATAAGTCCACGTACGAAAAGGTAAAACCTTATATACCTTTTTTAAGACACTTAAACGAGGGTGGTATGACACTTGCAAAACAAATGGAATTATTTGATGAGGGCGGTCTAAAAGACGAGGGGGGAACCACTGACCCAATATCTGGGAATGAAGTTCCATCTGGTTCTCTACAAGAAGAAGTTCGCGATGACATACCAGCGCAACTAAGTGAGGGAGAGTTTGTATTTCCGGCTGACGTAGTTCGTTATATTGGCCTTGAAAAGTTGATGCAGATGCGTCAAGAAGCTAAGATGGGATTAGCTATGATGGAACGCATGGGCCAGATGGGCAACGGTGATGAAGCTGTTGTGTCTGACGACATTCCTTTTGAATTAAGTGATCTTGACATTACGGATGAACCAGAGTATAATGTTGGCGGTTTTGTACCGGGACAAACTAATCCGTTTGGAATTGCTGGCACACAACAATCTGCATTTGCAGGTGGAGTAGGTGGCTTTACTCCATACGAAATGCCGCAGTTTGGTCAAACGCCTATGCCACAAGCCTATGCACCTCCTGTGCAGCAGTTTGTACCGACACAGACCGCACCTACTCCTTTGCCCACACCACAGCAATTTTTACCACAAACACCTACTGATCCAACTGTAACAACTGAAGAATATATTAATCCCGAAACTGGTGAGAAAAGAGTATTTACTTTTGTAGGTGGTCAACCGACTGTTGCAATTCCAGATGGGTTTATTCCTCTACAAGAATATGAAGCACAACAACCCCCCACAACAGAGACACCTTCACCTACTGTAGAAACCACACAAGTTACAGAACGAGATACAAGTGACAGTGATGAACGTCGTCGTCGGGAAGAAGAAGAAATGTTTGGTCCCGGTGGTGGTAGACTTGGTGTAGGCGGTGAAATATACGGCGTTTCTTTTGATATGCCTGAAGGATTTATGCCGGGTATGGCTGGTGTTGCAGGAACAGCGTTTGGTCTTTTGTCTGGTAAACCTCTACCATCAGGAGTTACAGTTAATTTCCAGAGAGGTAAAGATAAATTTAAACTTACTGGAGATGAGTATAATCAGCTGAAAACCTCTATTGACGAATCGGGGGCCAATTCTACTGCCACTAGCGATCTTCTAGCAAGCATGAAACAAGACGCACTTAGAAGAGAAGCCAATAAAAGAGTTGCAGAACAAGAACGTATTGCTAAAGAAACTCGTGAACAACTTAAACAGGCGCAACAACTTTCTAGGGATGACTCTGAACGCGATGAAATTTTTGATCGAATCATTGAACAAAAAATTAAAGAGGCTACAAAAGAAGTTGCAGAAGATACCGGTTATGACGAAGACCTTGGCTCCGCACCTACTGCACCTTCTCCGCAGAGAGAAAGTGATAGGGATGACTCTGAACGCGAAGACCGCGATGCTTCGCAGTCGGCAGGTCATTCCGGCGGTGGCAGCAGAAGTAGCAGCGGTTCAGGAAGTTCCTATAGTGGTAGTGACAGACCTGACAGATCAGATAGGCATAGAGGTGATTATGGAGCGAAATTTAGGGCCGGTGGTTTAGGCCAAAAAAGAAAACCCAAAGCCAAAAAGATGAAGCGAGGTGGACTAGCTTCTAAAAAATAGTCCCGTATGTTGGCTACCTGATCCCCCACCCGACGTGGCTACGGTTGGCCCCAACTAGGAGAGTAAAATGGCAGAGGCCGCAGAAATTATGGCTGAAGAAATGCAGCCGGAAAAGAAAGTTGCATTTGCAACACGTAAGTACAGCAATGCAGAAAAGCGTAAAGAAGAAGAAGCAGAACTTGAGCAAATGCTCAAAGAACAGCGCGGTGACGTAGAGGAAGCCGCAGAAGAAGTTGACGAAGAACCAGCAAACGCAGAAGAAAAAACATTTAAAAAGCGTTACTCTGATCTTCGTAGGCATCAACAAAAACAAGCTGAAGAGTTTAAAACAGAACTTGCAGAATTAAAACGACAGCTTGCTGATGCAACTAAAAAAGAAATGAAGCTGCCCAAGTCTGATGAAGACATTGAAGAGTGGGCTAAAGAGTATCCAGACGTTGCAGCTATTGTAGAAACAATTGCTATGAAAAAAGCAAGTGAGCAATCTAGCGCACTTGAAGAACGCATTAAAGCGATTGATGAAATGCAATCGTCTGCTACTAAAGAAAAAGCTGAAGCGGAACTAATGAGGTTGCATCCAGACTTTGATGACATTCGTGACAGCGATGAGTTTCACGAGTGGGCAGAGTCGCAACCAAAGTGGGTACAGGATGCGCTTTATGAAAACGACAACGACGCACGTTCTGCTGCTAGGGCGATTGACCTCTACAAAGCTGATATGGGTATTGGCAAAAAGAAATCCAAATCAGACAAAGAGGCGGCAAAGTCTGTGGCTACAAAAAATAGTCGCAGTAAACCGCAAGAAAATGAAGAAGCATCGTATCTGAAAGAGTCCGACGTGCAACGCATGTCTGCCGCAGAATACGAAAATCGTTCTGACGAAATCATGGAAGCTATCCGCTCTGGTAAGTTTATCTATGACATATCGGGATCAGCCCGATAAAAAAAGTATTGACAAATAGTTATTTTTATATATAACTATAGTCAACAAAGGTGTAAGTGAATTAGCTATCTGCTTACACTAATCCGCAAACGCTACCGTCTTATGGATTACCTGACGAGCGTGGCCCGTTGAATTTAGGTCGGCCAACCTATTGGATACGCACCCATAGCGAATCAGCCTCTGATTAGTCTGGTGAGTTTGCATCTGTAAAATGCTAAATAGGAGATAATATCATGGCATTCAAAAC